CCGTTTACTTGCCAGCCATTGCCGATGCGTCGGCAATCCGTGCGCAAATGGAAGGAAGGCGCAACGTTCGGCTTCAAGGCCGTAAATATGCACCCCGTAGGTACCGCAGACCGCTGCTTGCATGGCGCAGGCTTCGGCATTCGCTTGCGTTTCATTGTCGGTGCCTAAGCGGCTATGGAATGCCGATTGCGAGCCGTGCGGGGTGCCCCTGTGAATTCGGAAGAGCGCAAGGCCGCCCGCCGCGCGCGCCGCGAAGCCGAGCGGGCGCGCAAGCGCGAGCAGCGGCTTCGAGACTGCACGCTAGAGAACGTGGCCGATATTGACCACCTGTTTACTTGCGCCAACGCATCCGGCAACGGCGTGCGCTGGAAATCGACGGTTCAGCGGTACTTGGGGCAATGCGTCGGTAACGTATTGAAAGCGCGTAGCGATCTGCTGGCCGGTAACGACATTCGGCGCGGCTTCGTTCGCTTTGACATATTCGAGCGCGGAAAGCTAAGGCACATCACTTCCGTTCACTTTTCGGAGCGTGTCATACATAAGGCGTTGAGCCGGTACGCGCTAGCGCCCGCCGTGTGGCCTACCCTTGCGCCGGGCTGCACGGCCAACATCAAGGGACGCGGCACGCATTACGCCGTCAAGCGCCTTAAGCAACAGCTTGTGAAGCATCACCGGAAGCACGGCAACAAAGGCTATGTGCTGCTGGTAGATTTCTCAAACTACTTCGGCAACATAGACCATGACGCAAGCAAGCGCATCATTGACAAAGCGCTAGACGATGACCGCATCAAGGCGCTTATGTTCGACCAGATAGACGCGTTCGGGGAACGTGGCCTTGGACTTGGAAGCGAACCGAACCAGATTTTAGCGGTTGCCCTGCCAAGCCCTATAGATCACATGCTATTGCGCACGCCTTGCGTTCTGGCATCCGGGCGCTACATGGATGACCTATATTGCATAGCCCTTGAAAAGTCAGACTTGCGCGGCGTGCTGGCCGACATTCGCCGCGAATGCGACCGGCTGGGCATCGTTGTGAACGAGAAGAAAACGCGCATTGTGAAGCTGTCGCGCGGCTTCGTGTTCCTGAAAAAGAGGTTTTTCTATGACAGTAACGGCAAAATCATTGTGCGCCCGTGCCGCTCCACCGTGACGCGCCAGCGGCGGCGGATGAAGAAGCTTGCCGCGTTCGTTGAGCGTGGGGAAATGACGCGAGAACAGGCGGTGCAAAGCTACCAATCCTGGCGCGGCTCAATGAAGCACCTAAACGCGCACGATACGGTAAAGAGCATGGACGCGCTGTTTAACGAACTGTTCAACTAGAGCGACACACAACTAACCATCGGACTAAGCCCGCCTTGCGCGGGCTTTTCTATTGAAGGGGTGCAAACATGGCATTCACTAAGCAAGAGGAAGCCGCGTTGCGCGGCATCATCGCAATTTTTCAGACGCAGGCGGCGGGGCTTTCCGGCGATTTGGCAGAACAGGCCGTGGGGCTTTTCGAGCCATGGGACGGAAGCGGCCACCCGTACAGCGCAGGCGACCGCATCAGCTACGAAGATGCGCTTTACACCTGCTTGCAGGCTCACACTTCGCAGCCAGATTGGACACCGGCGGCAGCGCCTAGCCTTTGGGCGCGTAACCTTCCGGCGGCGGACAGCGCAGACGGAACCGCGCCGGATTGGGTGCAGCCTGATTCAACCAACGGTTACAAGCAAGGCGCTGTTGTAGCCCATAACGGCAAGGTGTGGCGCTCTTTGGTTGATAACAACGTTTGGGAGCCGGGCGTTGCCGGCACCGAAGGCGTTTGGCAAGAGGTGACGGCGTAATGTTGTTCGACACAGCGGCAGACCATCTAATCACAACACTAATTGGCATGGCTGCAACCGGCGTTATCGGCTTTCTTTGCGCACAGGTCAAGCACCTGACCAAGTACCAGCGTGCGCGTTTGATTATCGACAAGGCATCAGCGCGTGAGCATATCAAGACCGCCTATGAAAAGTACGTTATAGGCGGCAAGAAAATGAGCATTTCGACCTATGACGATCTGCTAGAGGAATACGAAGCCTACCGGCTTTTAGGCGGAAACGGCGCGGGCGAAAGATACATGAAGGAAATAAAGGCGCTAAAGCCTTATCTAATCACCGAATAGGGGGAAACCATGGAGAACTTCAAAATCAACCTTGTTGCCCGCGCAAAGAACAAGCTGTTTTGGATGGCGTTTATTCCGGCGCTTCTGCTGCTTGTGCAGATGATTGCCGCGCTGTTCGGCTGGCAGCTTGATTTGCAGGACTTGCAGGGCAAGTTGCTTGCCGTCATTGATGCCGCTTTCGGCCTGCTTATCGTGATTGGCGTTGTTAATGACCCAACCACCAAGGGGCTTTCCGATAGTGCGCAGGCAATGACCTACACCGCGCCCAAGAACGACCATGCAGGCGAGTAAGGAAACCCGCAAGCTTTTGCGCGAGGTTGCGGCATTCGCTTGCGGTTCGCTGGCCGCGCTGGCGTTCTGCTTTGCGTGCTTTATCGGTATCGCAAGCGACCCGGCGAACCATACGGAGCAGCCAACGCCCGAACCGCTCACGGTACGGGAAAAGGTGTCAAAGCCGGTGCCTGCTGGAACCTATATGCCGCTGTATCTGCAAACTGATACGCAATGGGCG